CCTCGGAGACTTGTCGGCATAACAAATGGCAAAAGAAGATATTACCGTAGTCTATGACTTCATATCAAAAGAAGAGTGCCAAACTCTTTTAGAGTATGAAAAATATTTAACAGAAAATGATTTATGGGATAAAAGCGATATTATAAGCGATCCAAATCAACACTGGTCAAAAAGATTTTTAGGCGCAGCAAATATGGTAGTAAAAGAAAAAGGATTTGGAAATCCAAAAGATCTTGAAATAATGAACTTGTGTATAGATATTAGAAAAAGAATTACGCAGCAGATAACCTCTTCTTGGGGATTAAAAGAAAGCATTTATGCTGACTCTCTTAACTTAATAAGATGGCCTCTAGGAGAAGAACAGCCACCTCATTCAGATTATGAAAATTTTGGCAGAGAGCCACACGTTTGGAACTGGAGAGATATAGGCGTTGTATTATATCTAAATGACGATTTTGTAGGGGGACAAATATACTTCCCTCAGCATGATCACGAGATACAAATCAAAGAAAGAATGCTTGCATTTTTTCCAGGAGATAAGCACCACGTGCATGGAGTAAAGAAAATAGAAGAAGGGTGTAGGTATACAGTTAATATGTTCTACACTTATTTTGAATCTCATAAGGATAGGTTGCCACAATGAACGATCCCTCATTAGTTAGATGGCAAAAAGAGAATATATTTCAATTTCCTCAAACGCACCTATTACTAGAAACAATTAAAACAGCGGCTGGTAAATATCAAACTGCAATATTTGAATGTGACGAAATTGGAAGGCTTAGACACGTAGGCATACAGTATTCAGATTATTATAAAGATGAAAACGAAGCTATCTTAAATCATGAAAGAATAATATCTGAATTGAAAAAAATACAGGAAGATACAGAAATTTCATCTATAAGAGATGTTTATTTAAAGATAGATTCTCTAGGAATAATTCCCCCACATGAAGGCCCAAAGTTTTTCTCGTTTGTTCCTGTTCGTGGCGGTAATGCGGCAATAGGATTTAGAGAGCCTGTGCATCGTGGCTAGATTTAAAAAAAAATTAAGTAAAGTTAAAAGTTCTAGGTCGGGTCCTAGAAAAGTAGTTGTTCCAAATCTTTCAGGACTTTCTAGATCGGCAGCTCAAAATTCATTAACAAGCCTTGGATTAGTATATTCAGAATCATCTACAACAACATCAGTTTCGGGAGAAGATAATACTATTTCGTCTCAGGGTGTTGCTGCTTCTTCAACTGTAAATATTGGTTCAACTATTAGCTTTGTATATCGGTCTTATGTTGCTCCATATAGCAACCCTCCACCATACGATAATACTTATTATAATCCTTATAGCAATCCGCCTCCGTATGATAATACATACAGCAATCCTCCACCTTATAGCAATACCTATAGTAACCCCCCAGCATCAGACTGTACAGATGATGATGCAGGATTCTGTAGTGGATGTGCTTTTTACCAGTATCGGTGGAGCCCTAGTGGACAATTTTCATGCTCTCCAAGACTTGTATGCGCTAATGGATGTTGGTACAACTGCGGAACGGCCTATTCAGGCTGTTAGCAATATGATATACTTTTATAAAGGAGATAAATTATGGCTACTCAAGTAAGAATATTAGTCGGAGAAGACTATGTGGGTGATTTTTATATTAAAGAAAATTCAAGAGAGTACTGGCAAAAATATGCAAACGCTGCCAAAGAAAACCCTACTTTAGTTTTAATCGACAAGGACAGTCAGACTATTCCTGTAGAGGGTATGATTTATCAAAATGAAAGTTTTATAAGCTCTGAACTTAATGAAAGCTTTATAGCAAATAATATAGCGGAAGACTTTCAAAGATTTGCCCTCGTTGTAAATAATATTTACGCTGCAAGCCATGATGTATCTATATCCTCTATGCAAAATGTTATAGCAGCTTATCAAAGCAACCCGACTTTTGTTGTAAATACAGTAGAAATTACCCCAGAGGGATTCCATGAGTGATAACCTAACCCCATGGCAAAGATATAAACAGAACCTGGGAGAGGTTAGGCCGTGGGATCTTTTAAACCCAAACTCAGAATGGGCTTCTGAAGAAAAAGCAGATAATAGATATAGCACCTGCTTGTCTTGCCCAGAACTCATTGATTTAACAAAAACATGCAAAAAATGTGGATGCTTTATGGCAGCAAAAGTAAAGCTTGAAAAGGCCACATGCCCAATAGGTAAGTGGTAATTACTAATAGATATTGATGTATAATAGGGAAAGAGGTATACGCAAATGGCAACAAATTTCCCAACTAGTTTGGACGCTTTAACCAATCCGCAAGGAACTGATTCCGTAGCGGCAGTTCCTCATGCCGCCCAACACGCAAACGCAAATGATGCAATCGAAGCCTTACAGGCTAGAGTAGGTGTTACTGGATCAACTGTAGCAACCTCCCTTACAAATAGAATTGCAGTGCTAGAAAGTGCTTCTGTAGATACAGAGACTATTCAAGATATTGTCGGCGCTATGGTATCAGGTAATACAGAGACAGATATAGTTGTTGATTATAATGATTCAACTGGAAAGCTTAATTTTGCCGCTGGCGCAAATGTTGTAACAACAACCTCTTTGAATAACACACTTACAAATGCTACAACAGGATATGTTCCAATTTCAGAAGTAGGAAATGCTGATGGAGTTGCAACCTTGGGTCCAGATGGATTTGTTCCAGCCTCTCAATTAAATCTAGATGAAAAAATTCAAGATACTACTGCGCTTATGTTTACAAGCGCCACACATTCAAACATAACGGTAGCATATGATGACAATACTGGAAGATTAGCTCTTACTGGAATCCCTCTTACTCAAGAGCAAGTACAAGATTTCATAGCACCACTTTTTGCCCACGCATTTCACACAAATGTTACGGCAACATATGACGATACAAATAATAGAGTAGTCCTTGAAGGTTCAGGATCGGGAGGATCAGGAACAGGCGGAAGCCTAACAAATTCCTGGTTCCTAGGAGCATAATATGGCAGTCAGACGTTTAGGTATATCTAATCCAACACTCAATACAGACACTTCTGTATTTACTGCAGTATCTGCTACTTACCTTTGCTCAGTAATTGTTACAAATAAAGATTCTGTCGAAAAGACAGCTAGAGTTTGGGTACGGCCATCTGGCGCTACCCTCGCATCTCAATATGGCTATATTGTTTACGATGTTGTAGTTCCTGCAGGGAACTCGATTGAAACTCACAGATTTGCAATTTCGGACGGGGATGCAGTATGGGTAAGAGGAAATAGCTCAAACCTATCATTCTCTCTCAACGGTATATATGATTCGTCGGCTTCAATAGATGATCACTTAATAGATACTACAGGCGTCCATGGAATTGCAGATACAGCACAATTAGCCACACTTACTACAACAAATTCCCTAAATACCCGCCTTATCTCAATTGAGCTAGGCCTAGGGATATTTGATTAAAACTTACAGAATGCTATAATACATTAGGAGAAAAAAATGCCAAATTATTCAAGTTTATCAACCCAGATCGATGCGATCAAGAGTGAAATATCATCCTCTCTCGCAGCATCTGCCTATTCCGCTCAAGATCTAGTATATGTAGCCAAAGCGCTACAAGCGCTAGGTTCAGTAGTTGCACCAGATGGTGTATCTAATATTACGGTTAATGACAATATCTATCTTGGCACAACAGCAGAAGCGTTTGCAACCACTGCTGCTTTAACAAATCCTAATCTAGTAATTGCTGTAAGCAAAAATGATTACGCACAAGTAGCATTCTCAAATAGATCTTCACATGCGGATGCATCCACAGATGTTATTCTTTATTCAAATAATGGTAATGATGCCTCTGGTTATATTGACATGGGTATCACATCCTCTAACTTTGCCGATCCCGACTTTACCATTACTGGTAAGGGTGACGGATACGTATTTATGGTTGGTGCAGAAGCTGGATCAACAGATCAAGGAAATCTGGTCCTTGCAACTTCGAATACTGGAACACAGAACAAGATTATTTTTTCGGCAGGCGGTCTTGCCTCTAACAATAGTCAAATGGTTATTACTCCAAATCAGAGCGTAGCAATTAACATTGCAACTCCATCTACTAGCCCTACAACAGGTGCATTAACAGTTGTCGGTGGCGTAGGTATTTCAGGAGATGTAAATATTAACGGTGCAATTACATTTGGAGGCGCAGGAACATCCGTTACTGCAGCAAACCTTTCTGTTACAGACCCTATTGTATTTGTTGGAAATGCAAACTCAGGAGATGCATTAGATCTAGGCCTTGTCACAGAGTACTCAACAGCTTTTGCAACAGTTACAAAAACCGTATCTAATAAAGCACTTGCTTCTAACGTCGCAACGCTAACCACATCCACAACTCACGGATTTTCCGTCGGTGACTACGTAGTTGTATCTGGTGTAGACGCTACATTCAACGGTACATTTTTAATTACCTCAGTACCTACTACTACAACATTTACATTTGCTAAAACAGCAACTAACGTAACTTCTGCAGCAGCAACTGGATCAGCATCAACATCTACTAAGCGTAGATTTGCAGGAATCGTTCGTGATGCTTCGGACGGAGCAATTAAAGTATTTGAGGATGCTACTACAAAGCCAACCTCCACAGTAAACTTTGCAGAAGCGGGACTTGTGTA